TTTTTTTATGATACAATTATTTAAATTTTAATTAAATAATATTTTATCAATTGTTGTTCTAACACAAAACATTCTATGTAAGATAATACCTAATATAAATAATAATATTAAAATATGATAATAATTATATTTTGGTAATAACAATTGTATTATAAATGCTAATAAAAATGTTAATATCACATCAACAATTGCAATATTAAATATACGATAAGAATGAACACCTTTACCAACTTTTCCAAATATATTTTTATATTTACATAACATTATATATAAATAAAAATTGATAATAATTATTTATAGATATTTATAGATATTTAAATAGTTATTAAAAATGGAATTCCAATATTTTTACAAAAATGACAATAAATTAAATAATATTATTGATTTTAATAATAAACAAGTTGAAAAATTAAATAAATTAAATAAAGAATTAGATTGTTCTAATGATTTTAATTATACAACTCAAATGAAAGAATTAAAAAATAATATAATTAAATACGAAAAACTTATGAATAATATTAATAATAATAATAATGATAAAATAATATCAAAATCAATTTATCAAATTCTTAATAAAAAAATAAATCATATTGATAATAAAAAAGAAAATTTAAATACTAATAATGACGCTATATGGTTATTAATTAAAGATATGCATGATTTTAATAAACATAATGAAAAATATATACAACTATTATTTGAAAATAATAAATTATTAAATAAAAAATTGTTAAGTTTAAATAATACAAATAATGATAATGATAAACAAAATATAATAATTAAAAAAAATAATAATTTAATTTATTACTTAATACTTTTTATTTTTATTATTTTATTTTATAATATTGAATATTTTTTAACATTAATTATTAAAAATTTGAATAATTTTTAATGTTTATTTTCAATAAATATTTCTTTAACTAAAATAATTATTGAAAATAAAAATATTAATAAAATGGAAATTATAAATTTATTAAATTTTTTCTCTTCATATTTTGAACTTTGTTTATTTAATTCTTCTAATATTTCATTTATTATTTTATCTTCTTCTATTAAAATATTTAATAAATAATTATAATCTTCATATTCATCATTATTTAAAAAATTATTTTTTTGTATATTTTTAAAATTTAAATTTTTTTTTATTATTATTAAATTATCTATATTATTTGTGTGTAAGGTTATTAAATCAGTATTTTTCATTATTTTATTATATTTTCTATATAAATGTAATTTCAATTTTTTAATCAAAAAATAATACTATTATTATCATAATAATTATACCTACATTAAGAAAATTAATAACAAAATTATGTAAAGGTATATTATAATTTTTTATATATAAGTATTTTTTACTATTTAATTTATTAATTACTTTATTTATTAGATTAGATGATATTTTACTTCTTTCTATTAAAATATTCTTAAAATTAATTCTATTTTTTGTGTTATATGATATATTAACAGGTTTAAGTATATTAGGATTAAAATTTAATTTTTCTATTATTAATTTTAAATTAGAAATATTTGTTTCATTATAATCTAATAAATCATTTATATTTGTAGTCATATTATAGAAAGTAAATATAAAACTTTACTAAATATTTAGAATAATAATTTCAATTTTTATTTTTTAAATTTAATTATAACATCTGGATATTTATCTTTTATAATTTTAATAACTTTATCAAATGGTTTTTTATTAAATGTTATTTGAACTAAATTATTTAAATTACATTGTTTTTTTATTGCGATTTGTTGAAATATTTGAAAAGCTCTACCTTTTGGTAATTTTGATATTGCATTTTTAAATAATTTTGTTAAAACATCTTTTGTTTTTTTATAATATTGTTTATATTTTTTGCTATAATCTTTTCCATTATTTTCAGTAGATAATTCATTAGGATAAGCATTATGATATGTGCTTACATAATATGTTCTATTATATAATAATTTATAATCAAAAAATAATGTTATTGAACCACTTATATCTAATTTTGAGTTAAGATTATCAATAGAACTAAAAAATACAAATTTTTGGTCTTTAGGTAAATAAATACCATCACCTTCATTTATATTACCAGTTAAATATCCAGCTTTTAATTTTTCATCTTTTATTATTTTTAATAAAGTTTTTTCATCACGAACATTATGAAATAAATACATATAATATATTATGTTAAAAAATTTTTAATTATTTCATATAAATTACCAACATTATTTTTTTAAGAAATAGCATATCTACAATAATAAATATTTGGGAATATTCCTAAAAAATCAATTCTCCAACCATAATAATCAAAATATATTGTATCTCCTTCTTGCATTTTATGCCAATCTTCAATAGAGTTCCATTTCCAATACCATAAACTGTTATTTACATTGTAATGTTTTTCATCATCAGTAATAATCATAAAATCAGTAAAACCATTTCTAACCATTTTATATTTTTTTATGATTTTAGAATATTTAAAATCAGATGTTCCAAGTGAATAAGATAAATGTAAAAATGAACCACATATAAATAAAAAACTGTGAGCAAGTATATTAGCTTCATCTAATTTTTTATACTTTTTATTTTCATAAAAACATATTTTAAATGAATTATTTAATAATTTTAAAAAATTACTTGACATAATATAATAATTTATATTTAAAGTTTTAATTATTTAATAAAATATAATCTAAATAATATGTTTAATATTAAGCAATTTATATATCCAACAAAAAATAATATATTAGATCCATTATCGGTAATTATTAAATTATTTATATTTTCATATTCAGAGAAAGATTCAAAAATATCTGTTTTAAATAATAGATTAATTATTCAGGATGGAAGTTATTTACAAGCAACATATAGAATGATAAATGGAGATAATAAGAATGATATTAATATGTTATTGTTTCCTATTATATATGCTTGTCAAAAATATATAATGGATGATGAAACAAAGAATTCATTTGAAGATATATTTAAAAGAGTATTAATATCATTAGATAAATTAAGTGAAACATATAAGGGAGAGGAAATTACAAATAATATTAATAATTTAAAAGGTATTATTTCAGCATTTTTAGAAAAGGATGAAACAAGAATAAATATTATTTTAGAAAATAATTTAAATGTAAATTATGATATTAAAAAGAATATTTATCAACATTTAGATAAAATTTGGAATATTGATAGATTAAATATATTATTTGGATTTATAAATGAAATAATTAGTGAAACATCTAAAGAATTACAAATAGTAGAGATAAATTGTTTAAATGAATTTATGAATTTTATGGATATTGTTTCAAATAATTTATTAAAAAGTTTGAATTCATAAATATAAAATATATATAATAATAATTATATGACTGTTAAAGGTGGTAAAAATAAAAATGATATTAAATGGACTACATTTAAACATAATGGAGTAATGTTTCCAGAGCTATATAAACCTCATAGAATACCAATATTATATGATGGTGATGAAATAATATTAGAACCTAAAAGTGAAGAGTTTGCTACAATATATTCAAAATATACAGGAACTGATTATATTAATCATAAAAGATTTAAGAATAATTTTTTTAAAGATTGGAAAAAAATATTAAAAAAAGATGGATATACACAAATTACAGATTTTGATAAAGTTGATTTTTCAAAAATTTATAATTATTTATTAAATAAAAAAGATAAATCAAAGGAAGAAAAAGAAAAGGATAAAGAAGAAAGAGAGAAAAAGGAAAAAAAATATAAATATGCATATGTTGATGGTAAAAGAGAAGAGGTTGGAAATTTTAGAATTGAACCAGCAGGCTTATTTATGGGTAGAGGATGTCATCCATTAGCGGGTAAAATAAAAAGGACAATATTACCAGAAGATATAACATTAAATATTGATAAAGAAAGTGAAATACCACCTTTACCATCATTTTATAAAAATCATAAGTGGGGAAATATTATAAGTGATAATACAAAAGAATGGTTGGCGAGTTGGAAAGATAATATTACAGGTAAAACAAAATATGTATGGTTAAGTAATCAATCAACATTCAAATCAAAATCAGACCAATATAAATTTGATTTAGCAAAAAAATTAAATGAGAATATAGAAAAAATAATGAATATTAATAGTATAAATATAACAAATCCAAGAACAGATATAAAAGTTAAACAACACGCTGTAGCTACATATTTAATAAATAAACTTGCTTTGAGAGTTGGTAATGAAAAAGGAGATGATGAAGCAGATACTGTTGGTGTTTGTTCTTTACGAGTTGAACATATAAATTTAGAAGATGATAATATAATAAAATTTGATTTTTTGGGTAAGGATAGTGTTAGATATAAAAAAAATGTAGAGGTGGATAGTGATGTTTATAGTAATTTAATAAAGTTTGTAAATAATAAATCAAAGAAGGATTATTTATTTGATTATATAACAACAATAACATTAAATGAATATTTAAGAAATTTTATGGAAGATTTGAGTGCAAAAGTATTTAGAACATTTAATTCTTCAAAATTATTTCAGGATGAAATAAATAAGATAAATGAAAAATATAAAAATTATAAAAAGGATGATTTAAAAGATATATTAAAAAATCAATATATAAAAGCGAATATTAAAGTTGCAGATTTATGTAATCATCAAAAAAATGTTGCTAAATCATCATTAGAACAAATAAAAAAAATAAATGAAAAAATGAAAGAATTAAAAGATAAAAAGAGTAAATTAACAGATAAAAAAAAGATAAAAAAGATAAATGAAAAAATTAAAATTTTAAAGAATAAAAAAGAGTTAAAAAATGATATGAAAAATTTATCGTTAGGAACAAGTCAAATGAATTATATTGACCCAAGAATTACTTATGCATTTGTTAAAAAACATAAATTGAATATTGATAACTTTTTTACAAAAAAATTACAAGAAAAATTTTGGTGGGCTAAAGATGTTGATAAACATTGGAGTTTTTAAGTTATATAATATATTCTACAAACCATTTATAAAATATATTAATTTGTTTTTTTAATATTTCTTGTTTTAATTTTTCATAATTATTTTTATTATATTCATCTTCAAAAAAATCAATAATATCTCTCCACAATTTTATATTTTTGTAATTATATTTTATTTTTTTTTCATTTATTTCAACCATTTTATGTTTAAAATTTTTATATTCATTATTATTTGTTTTTATTATTGATTTTAAATATTTATAACTTTTATTATTATAATCATCATATTTTTCTTGTTTTAATTCATCACAAATAGAAAATAATATTTTTAGTTCATTTTTATCAATTTCTTTAAAACCACTTGCTATAATTTTAGTTGAAGTTGTATAAAAAGAATTTGTTTTATAATTGGTAAATGTTAATTTTTTATAATATTTTTTTAATATAAATAATAATTGTATTGTTATATCATTAAAAAATGTAAAAGATATCATAATACTACATCCATTTTTATTTTGATTATTTAAACAAAATAATATTTGATAAAATAATTGTATTATATAATATTTTTCATAATTATATTGTTTTTTTTCAATTAGATTATATGATGTTAATGATATAATAATTATATCTATTTTATGTTTTAATAATTTTGTAATATTATTTATTTCATTACAATTATACATTTTATTTTTTATAATATTTTCTTCATCATTTTTTCCTAAAGTTAAATTAATATCATATAATTTAACATTATTAATATTAAATTTTTCTTTTATAAATTTTTGTATTAAATTATTATAATGTTTATTTGAGTGTGAAAAATTCACCAATGATATATTTTTAATATTTTTTGTATCAATAATATTATTATTTTTTATTGTTGAAATTATTTCATAAACTGGATTTTCTAAATTATTTCCCATATATTCATGAAATTTTTTAATAATTTCAAAAGGTGTTTTATTTTCTGTTTTTATTTTATCTTTTATTTTATTTGAAAATATATTATCCAATTTATATTCTTTATACCATCCTAATAAACGATTTAATTCCAAATTATAATATTTTTTATTTAATTCTGAATAATCTTTTTTTATAAAATTTAAATATTTATTATCACTTAAATATTCAAGAGGATTATTTGATAATTTTATATCTAATTCAATATTTTCATTAATATTCATATCAATACTATAATTAAATTTATTATTAACAGTTAATATATCATTAATTAATTCATAATAATCTTCTACTTCTACTTTTTTTCTTTTTATTTTTTCAATACCTAATTGATATTTTGAAAATAAAACTTTTAATTCTGGTTTATAAATACTTATAAAACTATCAATAGCAAGTTTAGGTCTTGAATATTCTTCTTTTAATTTATCCCACTGATAATCATCAAAAATGATAATACCACCTTCCTTTAATATTTCCCAAGATAATATTGTATCACTCATCACATCTTTCGCTTCGTGTGAAGCATCTATAAAAATAAAATCAAACATTATTTTATCTTGTATTAATTTCATTAAAGCTTTAGATGACAACATTTTCATTTTAATTAATTGATTATCTTTTCCAGTTTTTTTCATTCGTTCATCAAATTCTTTTTCAATTAAACTAAAATCCATATTTGGATATTCTGGACTTCCAGCCCAAGTATCAACCGCATATACTCTTGATTTTGGATTAGTTGATAAATGAACCAACATTTTTTCTGTAGCATCGCCTTTGTATGAGCCTATTTCTAAACAATTAATTTCTTTATCAACAAATTTTTTTAAATATGTATCCCACTGTCTCCAACCAATATTTAATGACATATTATTTATATTTTATAAAAAATTTTTATCAATTTATTATATATGTCATTTTTTAAATTAGAAGTTAAAGATATAAAGATAGAAAAAAATAAAATTTCAACAATTATATATAATAATAAAATTTTTTTAAATCATGCAGATATTTATAATAAAATAAAATTTAATAAAGATAAAGATATACAATATATTCGCAAAAATTTTAGATATAATTTATTAAATGAACAGAGTTATATTTTTGAAATATTTGATATGTATAATAATTATGGATATTTAGGTTATCCAGATAATGTAAATTATAATGAAAATATTATTATAAATGGCAATATTAAACTAAAAGATATTAAAAATAAATATGATAATATAATTTCTACAACAATTTATAAAAAACATTATGAAGAATATACTAAAATTGTTGATTGTAAAAAAAGAGATGAATTTATGTTAAAAATTAATTTAGAAAAAATACATGATTTATATGATTGTTTAAATATAAATGGAAATGTTTTAATTAGTTTAAATAATATAGGTTTATGTTCTAATGAAACATTAGAATTTATATATTTATTTACTTCATTATTTGAATATTCTATTATTTTAAATGGTGATTTATTATTTGGATATAAATTTAATCCAAAAATAAAACAAGAAGAAATTAAAAAATTATATAATAAACATTTTAATATTGAACCAAAAAAAGATTTAACAAAATTAATTGAATATATGAATAATTATTATTTAAAAGAAACTGAAATATTAAAATTATTGCTAAATAAAAAAGAAGATGAATATTTATTTGAAAGATATAATAAAACTTCCAATATGATATTAACAAGCACATTTATAAATGAAACAATTAAAAAAAATATAATAATAAAATTAAAATTACATTTAATAAATTATTTTAAAAAAATATTTTTAGAGAATAAAAAATTAAAAGTTCATTCAAATATTAAATTATCTGAAGGTAATTATTTAATTAAAATAATAAATGATAATAATTTTAAAGAATGTTTAGAAATTGGTATGGCTTATGGTGTTTCAGCAACATATATGTTAA